GCTGGACTCGCACGGTCAAGTTCTACAATGTCATGAAGATGCTGCGGTCGTTCAATATCGACCGGCAGGAAGCGGTTGATCCCGACCGGATTCTCATGGATCATCGCGCAATCGCGGACTACGGCCTCGATATTATCGAGACCACGAACGCGAAGACCGGCAAGAAGTCCAAGCGGATGCGCAACGCGGCGACCGCGCTCGCGGCGCTGGACAAACTCGGCAAGCACAAGAAGTTGTGGGGCGCCGATGAACAAGTGGCCCGCGTCGTCCTCGACATCGTCGATCTGACGGGGCCGAGCAAACACGAAGCGGAAAAACCGGCCATCGAGGGAGAAGTTGTCGATGGCAACGGGGAATAAACTTTCGCTGCAATACAAGGCGCAAGGCGCCGTATTGGCGGCGTATGGCGCCAGTAACGCCTTCGTGCAGACCATCCGCGGCCCCTTGGCTGGCGGAAAAACCAAAGCGACGATCTTCAAGTGCATTCGCAAAATCTGCGAGCAGCGCCCGGATCGGAACGGCATCCGCAGGTCTCGGGTAGCGGTTGTCCGTAACACTTATCCCGATCTACTCAGCACGACGATTCGAGACTGGCTCGAAGTCGTGCCTCAGACACTGGGTAATTTCAGCAAGGGCCATCCGCCCGAGCACCAGTTAGACTTCGATCTCCCGGACGGGACACACGTCAAAGCCGAAGTTCTGTTCTTGGCGTTGGATCGCCCGGACGACGTGAAGAAGCTGCGAGGTACGCAGTTCACGTTCGCGTGGTTGAATGAAGGAAAGGAAATCCCGTACGCCATCCTTGAGATGATGACGGGTCGCGTCGACCGGTATCCGATGCCGCAGTTCTCGACGTGGGTGGGCATCCTGATCGACACGAATGCGTGGGACGAAGATCACTGGATGCACACGCGGCTGTTCGAGCCGTGGCAACGCGGCGAGTTGCAGCATTACGAGTTCTTCGTGCAGCCGGGCGCTGTGATGAAGATCAACGGCAAGTGGGTAGTCAATCCCGAGGCCGAGAATCTCGATGTGGTTGGAGTCGCTTACTATGAGCGCCAGCTTGAAGGCAAACGCGAAGACTGGATCAGGGTCAACCTCGGGAACGAAATCGGGTTGTCCTTCGATGGTAAGCCCGTACATGCCACGTATTCTGATTCGATCCATACCGCGACGGAAATTCTTACACCCGTACCGGGACTTGTGTACTGTGGATTCGACCACGGGCTGACGCCTGCGATGGCGATGCTGCAACGCAAGCCGAACGGGCAATGGCAGGCATTCGACGAACTCGTGGCCGACAATATGGGGGCCGAGCGGTTCTCCATCGAGATCAAGTCCAAACTGGCGAAGTGGGGCAATCAAGTCCCCGGCTTGACATTCATTCTGAAGGGCGACCCGAGCGGAGACGAGCGGGCGGGAACTGACGAGAGCACGGTGTTCGGCATCTATCGGCGCAACGGCATCATGATGTTGCCTGCGTCGTCGAACGATCCGGCGGTGCGTCGCGGAGCGCTTGAGCGTCCGCTGACCCGTATGCTCGATGGCGGCAAGCCGGGCATCATCTTTTCGCCCAACTGTGTGAAATTGCGCAAGGGTCTCGCGGGCGCATTCTGCTACAAGCGGATACAGGTCGCAGGCGAGGAAAAATTCCGCGATGTACCCGACAAAAACGAGTACTCGCACATTGTTGAGGCGGCGGAGTACGCATTGATGGATGCGGGCGAGAACGTCAAAGTTGGCGGCGAGGGCGTCTACGGACAGCCCCGCGTCGTCCGCTCCATGCCTACGGCGCCAGCGAAATTCGGTTGGTCGCCGCATGACATTTGACATCTACGGGACAGACTTCACCACCGTTGATGTCATCCTGATATTCCATTCGGTTCCTGAGCGACGCGGGTTCTTCTGGCGGTTTCTCAAGCCGGGCTTCCAACACGTACAAGCGTGGATGAAGTTTGCCGACGATCTGTGGATTCAGGTCGATGGCTGTCTCGAAGCTCTGTTCGTGAAGCCGTACGATTTGCCACCGTGGGCATTGACGAACAACACGGAGAAATACAAACCGACGTTTCTCCCGCTTCAGCGTCGCATCACGCTCGGCAAGGTCCGCGAACCGTTCCACTTCGGCCCGGTAACGTGTGTCGACCTCACGAAAGCGCTTCTCGGCATTCGCGCACCATTGGTACGCACGCCGTGGCAACTCTACAAACATCTGACTAGGAAGTAATTCGTCTTGTCCAGTTACACGTTTCATCCAGAATTCTACGAGGCGCAGGGTATCAAACCCGACGCCAACGGAATCTACTGGTTGAATGGCGTCGGCCGGAACAAGGACGGCAAGACATTCGTTCTTGATTCGAGCGGCAATCCGGTATCGGTCAAGACAGGCGGACGCGGTCCGTTGACCGAGGCCGGATACAATCTCATGCAAAAACGCGGTGAGATTCCCGGCACGCTATCGTGGACTGATTTCAGTTCGGCGTTTGGTGCATCCCGTAGCGCCTTCGAGAAGCAACTCTCGACAGGACAGAAGTTTCTTGAGAAAGCCTTGCCGATTGTTGTCGGCGCGGGAATGGGCTATGGCCTATTCACGGGTCTGACAGCGGGCGCCGGAGCAGCGGGCGGTGGCGGCGGCGCCGCGGCAGGAGCAGGCCCCGGCGTTATGGGCGGCGCGGCAGAAATCGCCGCAGCAGGCGGTGCAGCGGCTCCCGCGGCAGGCGCAGCGGCCGGAGCCGGGGCCGGTGGAATTCTTGGAACCATCGGCAATATTGCGAATGTTGTCGGCACAGTCGGCAGCCTTGCGACCACCATCTTCGGTCCGAAACCGTCGATGCCGGGCGAACCCGCAGGCGCGGCCGAGGCTCGCGCCCGACAGAATGAAGAACTCGCGCGCGCGGATGCCGCGCTCAATGCGGCCCGCAAACGTTCGCAGCGTGGCCTATATGGCCCGCGGGCTTTCCGAACTTCAGCGTTGGATCGACTGGGCAATACGCTGTTCTTGACGCGGGCTGGAAGCGGACAACGTCCTGCTCGTCCCGGCGGCTATGAAGCAGCGCCGACGCTCGGTGCTCCGAACATACTCACGCCGGTATTCGGCGCCCCCGGCCGCGGCCTGAAAATTCTCCGAGGACGATAATGTTTCTCACGAAATTGCCCCCGGCGCTGGAAGATGTGACATCGCTCAAGCGACGCCACGAAGCAGCGCGTACGCGAAAAGACCTGTGGCGCTCCACATATCAGGAAAGTTACAAGTACGCGATGCCTGCTCGTGAGACATTCTCATGGCACACAGAAGGGCAACTCAAGAACAACGAACTGTACGATTCGACTCTGCAAGAGGCGACGTATGCAGCCGCGAACACGATGTGCGCGTTGCTGTTCCCGAACTGGCAGCGATGGATGGAACTCTCGCCCGGTGGAGCCATTGATCCGAAAAAGATAACTCCAAATCTGCTAGAGCAGATGCGGACCGCAACTGAAACCTTTTTCAATTTTCTCAACCACAGCAACTTCCAGCAGACAATCGGCGAAGTTGCTCTTGACCTGATGGTCGGCACGGGCGCCCTGTGTTTTGATGAAGGTGACTCAGACGACCAGCCGTTCAAATTCGCGGCGATCCCCCTTCCCTGCTTGGAACTTGAAGAGGGTCCCGACGGCACGATTGAGAGCACGTTCATGGAGCGTAAGCCTCGTGCGCGTGATCTGCTCCGTATCTATCCGGGCATGGAAATGTTCGACCTGTCTGCGACTCTCGCGGATGCGGTAACGACGGAACCCGACAAGGAAGTCAAAGTGCTTCAGTGCGAGATATACTATCCGCCGAACAAGCACTACTACGGAATCGTGGTTGACTTGGGTTCAAACGAGATCATCTGGCGGTACGACTACCAAAGTTCTTGCCCGACTATCGTTGCGCGTGCGACGAAAGTAGCGGGCGAAACCTATGGTCGGGGTCGCGTCATGCTGGCGCTTTCTGACGCCAAGACTCTCGACAAGATGCAGGAATTCGTCCTGCGTCACGCAGCCAATCAGATCGCACCGCCGATGACGGGCGTGACCGATGGCGTCATGAATCCGTACACGGCCCGGTTGTTTCCGAATACGATTTTGCCGGTGGCGTCCAACGAAACCAGCAATCCGTCACTTCGGGTGATGGATACCGGCGGAAATTTCCAGATCGGCGACAAGATCATGTCGGACCTTCGGTTGCGCATCCGTCGCACGCTTCTTGGCCCGGACATGAGCGAAGGTGCAATCAAAAGCGCCACGGAAATCAGTGTCGCCGACCGTAATCGGCTGTGGGCCATGAACGGCGAGTACAATCGCATCATGGCGGAACTGATCGACAAGATCGTCATTCGTGGCATGTTCATTCTCGCCAAGCGCGGCCTCGTCCCGCAGGTGAAGATTGACGGTCGTTTGGTGTCGGTGACATACACGTCGCCGTTTGCCCGCAGCCAGAATTCGCAGGACCTGATCGCATTGCAGACCACACTACAGGTGTTGGCGCAGGCTGATCCGACCGGACAACAGGGTTTGTCCGGGTTGACCATCCGCACCGAAGACCTCGGCGAATGGACCGCGAAGAAGACTGGACTCGATATGGCGTTGGTTCGTGACGAATCCGAACGTCAGGACATCGCGAAAAAGCAGGCCGAGATGATGCAGCAGGCGCAGGCCGCACAGGCACAGGGTCAACAGCCACAAGGGGGCTAAGATGAAGTATTCTTGGGAGGGCGGCGATGAGCAGATTGAGAAACTCAAAGCCGAAGCGATTGAATTTGCGAAGCTCTATCTGATTTTTGAACTGGACGAACGCGGACGAGCTTTGCTGGCACATTGGGAGGACGTTTACGCGCGCAGACGTACTCCCGTCGATGCGACGATCAATCAGTATGTCGCCAACGAAACGATGCGCGAGTTTCTTCAGAAAATCCGTGAGCAGATCGAACTGGCTCACACAAGGACATAACCCATGACGACACCTTCGGCGGGCGCACAGCCCACACCCGGAGCCGCGACGGGAGACAAAGCTGCCGCTGATGCGGCGGCTGCCGCGGCAGGATCACAAGGCGGGGATCAGGCGGCTGCGGCGGCGAAAGCTGCTGCGGATAAAGCGGCGGCCGACAAGGCTGCGGCCGACAAGGCCGCCGCTGACGCGGCTGGACAGAAAGTGAAGGGCGCAGAGGCGCTTTTCGAGGGCGTGCTGGACCCGGCGGCGGCGAAAGCTGCTGCGGATAAAGCGGCGGCCGATAAGGCTGCGGCCGACAAGGCTGCGGCCGACAAAGCTGCTGCCGATGCGGCTGCTGCCGCGACACAGACGTGGCTTCTGGCAGACGGCGTCCCCGGCAAAGAGGCACCCCCGGAATGGTTCCTCGCAGACAAGTACAAGACGGTTGCTGAACAGGCAAAGGCATACGTCGAAGCACAGAAGAAACTTGGCGGTTTCACTGGTGCTCCGAAGGACGGCAACTACGAGATCAAACTCCCTTCGACCGTCGTCGGAGAGATTGATCCCGAGCATCCGATGACCCAACGGCTCGTCGAATTTGCTCGTACAAAGAACATGAGTCAGGAAGCGTTCAGCGAAGCTATCGGCATCTTCGCGGAATACGAAGCCTCGCTGATTCCGACACTTGAAGACATTCATGCGGAAATCGGTGACAACGCCGTCAGCCGCATCAATTCTCTCGGCAACTGGGCGAAAGCCAATCTGATGCCGGAGGAATTGGCGACATTTGTCGAAGCGACCAGCGGATCGAATGCGGCGGCAGTCGTCAAAGCCGTCGAGGCAATAGTCGCGAAAACGCGGCAGCCGAGTATTGGACGGCCGGGCACCGATGCGGCTTCCAGCGGTCCGGGAACTCTCGCAGAGATCAACGCAATGCAGGCACGGGTCAATCCGAAGACTGGCAAGCGTTTCTACGAAGAGGACGCAGGATATCGTGCGAATGTTGAAAACGCCCGTATGGCGTATTTCAAAGCGCAGCAACCCGCCAATAAGGTAATCTAATGAGCAATGCAGAAACCTCTCGCCTTGAACAGCGTGAGATCAGTCGCAAGTTCGAGTTCGATCTCAGGACTTCACTCCTGAGAAGTGATCTCGCTCAAGCGCAGTCAATGCTCAGGGCGGCAACATGGGAACCCGCGGATGTGCGGGCAAAAGTAATCGAACAGAGGGAACTCGCGGTGCAGGAAGCCCGCGAGGCCCTTGACCGTCATCTTGCCACGGACCGGCAGGATACAAGCTGGCTCGACTAAGATGCCAGTGCAAGATTTGGGCGGCGGACGTTTTCGTTGGGGATCGCACGGTAAAATCTACCGAGGCCCCGGAGCGAAAACGAAAGCCGCGCGACAGGGAGCCGCAGCCTACGCGTCTGGATACCGTAGTCGCGCCTTCCGACCGTCGCACAAACGCGATTTGTTCTGAGTGTACCTACGCGGGGACCTCCTTCGGGAGTCCGCTATCGAGGTGCCAAGTGTGAGACGAGCCGTGCAAACGGGACCTTGTTGATCACGGTCGGTTGGAAATACCGAAAAAAGAAAACCAATCTCCACTCAACCAAGGTGACTTAAATGTCAATCTCACTCGCTGGCACATACAGTGCCACAACGAACGCGGCCATCGCGTCGTACGACAGCGAAGTCAAGCTGGCCTATCAGGGCATGGGCAACCTGAAGACCCGCGTTCGCGTGAAGTCCGGCGTGACGGGCGCAGTCCACTTCTTTCAGAAGTTGGGCGCGGGCGTTGCTGTTCAGCACACCAGTGCGGAACTGATTACCCCGGCTGACTACTCTCACACCAAGGTCTCCGCGACGCTGTCGAACTGGCGTATCGGCGACTACACGGACCTCTTCGATCAGGCGGAAACGACTGTCGATGAGCGTTCGGACCTCGCAAAGTCGAACGCGATGGCGCTCAGCCGTCGTGACGACCAGTTGATCATCGACGCCATTGCCGCAGCTTCTTCGCTGGCGGGCACTGTCGACGAGGACATCGGCGGGACGAATGCATCCCTCAACGCGGCCAAGCTGCGTCGAGCCAAGCGCTACCTGAATGCGCAGCAGGTCAATGGCACCGATCACACAATCGTTGTCAATGCCGCCGCGATGGAAGGTGCGTTGGGCGATACGCAGGTCACGAGCGCTGACTACCAGAACATGAAGGCTCTGGTGGACGGCAACATCAACGGGAAGCAGGCTTTCGGCTTCTACTTCGCCGTGGTCGAAGACCGCGTCGAGGGTGGTCTGCCGACAGGCTCCGCTTCGATCCGTCTTTGCTTCGCGTTCGACCGTCAGGCCGTTGGCTACGCCAGCGCGCTTGAGCCGAGCACGCGAGTCGATTTCATCCCCGAGCGCTACAGCTATCTCTCACAGGGTGTGCTGAAGGCTGGCTCGACGGCAATCGACAGCAAGGGCATCGTGCAGGTGCAGGCTTACGAGGCATAAGATTCGGAATTCGGAGGGTTGCCTTAGAACCCTCCGGTTTCTGTTCTCTTCTCCAACAAAAGGTACATTCTCATGTCTTACTCACGCGCAGGTCTTCAGCGCCTCGGCCCGCAGAACAGCGGTGCTCCGGCGGTGTTTTCCTATGCCACAACTGATGCGTTGACAACGGTCGACGGCTCAGGATACTTCAACGACGCGGCGGACATCCTCCAAGTCGGCGACTGGATTCTGGTCTCGTCCAGTTCAACGTACGGCATCATGATCGTCACTTCCAACACTCGTGACCTGACGGCTTCGCCGCCTGTCGCGGGCGTGGTTGATGTCACGAACGCCGTGTCAGTCGGCTCCATCGACAGCGACTAAGGTCGCAACAACTCCGGGGGCCGCAAGGCCCTCGGGGTTTTTCTTTTGAGGATACGATAATGTCGCGTTTCTCTGAACTCAAAGCCAAACTCGCAAAGCGAAAGGGCGTCACAAGCCCCGGTGGCTTGGCTGCCTTCATCGGCCGGAAAAAGTACGGCAAGGAAGGCATGGCGAAACTGTCGGCTGCCGGGCGTCGTCGCCGAATGCTGAAGTCGAAGTAAGGTTTCTTGGGAGGGATCATGACCGCACTGTTTGTAGTCGGCAGTGCCCCTTGTCTGTTTGAAGACTTGGAAGCCGCAAAAAAGCTGTATTGGGACTACGAGATTATGCTGGTCAACGGGGCCTGTACTGCCGTCAAAGACGCGCAGCACGTCCTGTCGGGCCACACGAATAAGGCCGAGATATTCGCAGCGGAGCGCCGCAAGCGATTCCCCGATGCGCCACCGTGGCGATTGCACGCGAATTGGGCCTTGCCGCGCCAACGGTTCGGGGAGTACCCGCGAGCCGAGTACCCGTCCGTCACCGATTGGTGGCCCGGTAGCGTCTCGACTGGCGCCACAAGCGCCGCCAAAGCCGCCCGCATTGGGCTTTTGATGGGATACTCTCCCATCGTTCTATGTGGCTGTCCTATGGACGGCAGCGGGTACTCTCCGGCCGAGGCGCAGATCAAGCATGACTGCGAACGTGTAGGACACGCCGCGTCGCAACATCGCCCAATCGTCGAGAGTTACCGCCGTAAGATGGCGTTTCTCGGGCAGGGCGAGTTCAAAGGAAAGGTGTATAGCATGAGCGGGTATACCCGCGAAGTGCTTGGAGGGCCACCGTGAAGATTTGGTGTTTGAATGACGCGCCGTATGACACGGCGGGTCGAGAGACGATGATGGCCGCTATGAAGCGCGGCCACCAGTCGCAGATGTTTTCCAAGGCGGCCGAGGTCAGCGTCGACGGCTATGTGATGGCCCGACTGCACCAGTGGGCGCCGCGCATCTGGACGGAGCGCGAAGAACTGCTTGTTCTTCAGAAGCGCCCCGGCATGAAATTCGTGCAGGACCGGACACAGATTGATGTCTATGAAGACAAGATCAATCAGCACGCCCTGTTCAATCAATGGATGCCGAGGACATACGTCCATCTGAACAAAAAGGCGGCATTGGGCCGGGCAGAGATGCTCCGCTATCCGCTTATCTCGAAATCGTCCATCGGCAGCGCGAGCCTGAATGTCCGCCTGCTCAAGACTAAGGACGAGGCGATCCGCGAGGTTGAGGTCGCGTTCGGCGGCGGCTTGAAGATCACCAAAGGCATTCAGGCGGGCTATGTGTACTGGCAGGAATTCATTCCGCACGACTACACATGGCGCGTCGCAATCGTCGGAACGAAGTTCCACGTCTACAAGCGATTCAATTACGATGACCGGCCAATGGCGGCGCCCTCGAAGGTGAAGCCGACACAGCCGGTTGAGATGAATGTCGAAGTCGAATCTTTGCTCGCATGGAGCAAGAAGTTGTTCGAGACCATCGGCACGAAGTGGTGCGCCATTGACGTGTTGCAGGACCCGATCACTTGGCAGTGGCTTCTGCTCGAAACCAGTCTCGCGTGGGCGCGCGGGCGTGATGCGGCAGGACTGGCGCCGTTCTATGGCACCAAGCACAATCTGATGACGCAGCATACGCTGCTGATCGAGGAGATCGAGGCCGGGGTGTTCGGATGACCGGGAAATCGAGTGATCCGTATTTCGGCCCAGTCACTATCGTGACGTGGCTATGGAAGGGATGGCGGCCGATCTACACAGCCGAGCACGTTAACCGCTTGCATCGGATGCTGAAGCGATATATGACCGGCGAATGGCATCTCGTGTGTATCACGGATATGCCCGAGGGCATCGAGTGCGAGACCTTCCCGCTGTGGGAAATCCCTGAGCCGGTGGGCCTCAAGAAAGGAACATCCCCGAATTGTTTTCGTCGGCTGAAAATGTTCGACGAAGAGATGGCTTACTGGTTCGGTCCGAAGGTGCTGTCGATTGACCTCGACTGCAACATCTACCGCGATCTACGGCCCCTGCTGACGCACGATGGTTTCAAATGTGCGTCCGGGCGTCATTCATACTTCAACGGTTCGCTGTGGCAGGTTACGCCCGGTGCCTACCCGGAAGTGTGGCGGGACTACGATCCCGTTGAGACGCCTCGCATTATCGCCAACACGATGCACGGTAATCGTGTCATCTCGGGCAGCGATCAGGCATGGCTTTCGATCAAGTTGAAGCACTGTCCGCGATGGACCGAGGTTGATGGCGTATTCCAACGAATGCACATGCCCCTCGGGAGATTGGAAAAAAGCACACGCGTGCTGTTCTTTGCCGGGGTCGTCAAACCGTGGGAAGACCGGTGCAAAGAGCAATGGCCGAATTTCTATAGTGTGGAGGGGACATGACAAAAACATTCGCCAGCCCGGTGCGTGATCCAGATTTCGCCAAGAATCATCTGCACGGCGTGATGCGCCAGCGCGAAT